GATGCGCCCCATCTTTCGGATGAACTAAAAGAACGCTTCATAGAGTCCTTTCCCCTGCATGAGCGGGATGCCAGAACGAAAGGCGTTCCGATGATGGGTGAAGGACGTGTCTTCCCGGTAGACGAAAAGGAACTTTCCGTTCCTGCCTTTGAGATACCCACTCACTTCGCCCGTATCTGTGGTGTGGACTTCGGAATATCCCATCCTGCTGCTGCAAGCTGGATCGCGTGGGATAGAGATTCAGACATTGTTTACGTTTACGACTGTTACAAGCAGGCAAACGAAACACCGGTTTATCACGCACAAGCGATCAGCAAGCGTGGTAACTGGATACCCGTTTCATTTCCCCATGACGGAATGAACCGTGAAAAAAGCGGAGGGAAAACACTCCGTGACCATTACGCAGAATCCGGCGTGAACATGTTGGGAATTTCTGCACGGTACGACAACAAGAAGGGCGGCGCACAGCCTGTCGAACCGATAGTGATGGAAATGCTTGAGCGCATGAAGACCGGACGTTTCAAAGTCTTCAGCCACTTAAATGAATGGTTCTCTGAGTTTAGAAATTTACATCGTAAGGAAGGCAAGATCCAGGCTGTCCGAGATGACATTCTCAAAAGCACGATGTACGGAGTGATGATGAAACGGTACTCCATCACTGAACGATTACCACCGACATCTCACCGATACAAGGCACCGATTATGAGTATGCGTTTATGACTCCAAACCAGTTTGCAGAAATCCTGTCCAACTCAGGTTATGAAAACCTTCAGACGATGGTTCTCCATGATGGAAAGGGTTATTACGCCGAGAAATTCTCTCATGCGGATAAAGACCGGGATGAGGCGCACTGGAAGATCATTTATGCCGTGGGTCTGGATGAAAAGATGCAGATAGCACAGCACCGTTATGACGCAATAGGCACGTCTTCCTGGTTTCGACTCCAGCAGTCCCGTGAAGACGCACAACAAATATTGAACGATAACCGCCGAGTGTTTAATGGCTAGACGATTCGACCGAAGGGATTTCTCGAAAATATCGGAATCCATCAAAGCAGAACTAGACAAAAGAAAAAACAAACGACAAGACCTGGAAAGACATTGGAAAGAGGTTGATCGTCAGGTTGCGATGAAGCCGCCAGAACGTGAAAAGCGTGATGGTACGGATTGGATGCCCGATATGGAGCTTCCACTTCAGGCACAGGCGTTAGAGGTCTTAACGGCTGATGCAAGACGGCTTCTATTCCCGAAGGATAAGGATTGGTTTCGCTGTCATGCTAAAGCGACGGATGAATACCTTCGAGCAGTTCAGGAATCGCTTGTCATGTCTGGCGATGAATCAGAACAGATCATCGTCCCAACACAGTCTGACCTTAATACCCTTACTGAGTCGATCCTTGTTCACTTCCACTCTCAGTATGACTTTCGCGCAGCGATTGACAGTCTCAACATTCAGGCATTTAAGTACGGCACTTATGTTGCTCATGTCCGCTGGGCTAAAAGAGAAGTTTTTTCTAATGACTTCCGTGGTATTTACCGAGAGCGGGATGAAATGCCCGTCGTGGTGCCTGGGGACATAAAATCTACTTATCTCGATACCTCTGCACAGATGGTCGCCAGAGAAGGGATGATGATTGCTCCGTCCATCATTCGGGAATACAAGCAAAAGCTGGCTGATCTAAAACTCGCAGCGAAGGTAAGAAACCCACAATCCATGTCCGGTGGGTGGATGCCAGGAAACATCTCCAGACTTCAGGCCGAGGATGGTCATGTAAAGCTGATCGAGATGGAAGGGGATTTAATCATTCCCCGCAGCCAGACGGATGGGTTCATTCCTAACTGTATTGTCACGATTGCGATGGGCGCGAATCTTCAAGTGGTCCGTTATCGTGAAAACCCCTACCCGTTCCGTTTATTCCAGACCGGCACATATCACATGGAAGATAACGGGGTTTATGGTGTTTCTCCGTTAATGAAGGGTGTGCCGATCCAGATGGCAGCAACAGAAGCGATGAATCGCCTGATGCAGACCATCACACTGAATACCGAGCCTCCCATCTGGTATGACCCCAATGACCAGTATTGGAGAGCGCAGGGTGGACCCAAGATAGAGCCAAGAGCCTTGTGGTCTTCTCTCACGAAGCCAGAACCGATTGAGATCGGCAATCCTAGTGGGATGATGCAGATTTACTTTGCACTGCTTAAACAGTACGAAGAACTAACAGGCGTTACTGCTCCACGACTCGGAGCGCAAACAAAATCTCACCAGACGGCATTTGCCGTTGATATGGAAGTTACCCGTGGTCAAACCAGAACAGTTGATTACGTCCAATGCTTCACTGAAACCCTGACCAACATTCTCCACATGGAGTTGGAAATGCTACGCAAGGGCATGGAAGACACCTCCGTATTCATACCGAAATACGCAGGGTATGTGGACGTTACGAAGGAAGCGATACCGACAGACGCTTATATCGAGGTTTACGGTTCAGCTTCACCCTCCGAGAAGAGAGAGCAAGAGCAGAAAGAGTTCTCTGCCTTCCAGATGCTTCTACAGCTTGATCCAATGGTCAGGCAGTTGGGAGGTCGGGGTCTTGATCTTGATGCGATCCGCACTGAGTTCATGCGCCGAGCTAACCCAGGAATCAACTTGGACAACTTACTGGAACCAATGGAGCAATCGTTTGAACCTCCCCCCACACCTGAAGGACTTCCTCCAGAACTTGAGGTCGAACCCGGACTTTTCACTTCTCCTTGAATCCATCCAACTGACGGACGTACCCCGTTGGACACCGAATTCCACCGATATGAATAAGTGGATATACGACTCTGGCCGAAGAGACAGCCAGGAATCCTTGATTAACTTTTTAAGAGGCAAAGATGATTGACGAAACCAATACTCAGCCCGAAGCTGAAGTTGCGGAAACTCCAACAGATGATTTAGACCAAATCCTTTCGGAGTTCGATACTTCTGTCACCCCAGAACCCGCTGCTGAACCTTCAAAAGCCCGTATGGATATGGTTGAAGAATTCATTCAACAGCAACAGGCCAAAGAGACAAGAGTTGCAATCCAAGATTCGGTAGAAAAATTTAAGGGCTTCGACTCCACGCTTTCCAATGTGGGAAGTATGGCAGTCGAGGGATACATCAATTTAATGGCACAACGGGATACCCGTATTGCCGATGCGTTCCACAAACGGGAAGAAAACCCCGATGCGTGGGGCCGAGTGCTGAAGTCGATGGCTAATGAGTTCAGCAAAGAATTTAAGGGTCCAGATGCACAAATTACGGAAGACCGTAATGCAATGCGGGCCGCTGTTGAGTCACAACCGGACACCGTTGAAAAGGATGGTCCGAACGTTCGTGATCTCAACCGAATGAGCGATGCAGAGTTCCATAGATACAAGGAATCTCTTTCGTAACAACTGCTGTGACCCGTAACCGATAACCGAAAGGCATGAGGTAAAAAGGAATCAGTTGAATATTTTTAACTTCAACTAAAAGAGGAAATAGCCAATGGCTGCTCCAATTACCACCACTACCCAAGTTGCGGGTCCGGTTAATGTGGTGTTCCAAGAAACGCTTCTGCGAAATGCGAAGGCTAAATGCCCGTATTTTGTGGGGAGTGTACCCGCAGAAATAAGGGAGCATAGTGGCTCGTTCACCGCTAAATGGCGGCGTATCGAGAACCTGACTCCTGTCACCGCCGCTCTCGCTGAGTTAACCGGCAACCTGGCTATTCCAGTCAGGGATTCCGTGCAGCCCAGTGTGACCGACATCACCAAAGCAGTTTCCAAGTACGGCAACTACATGTTGCTGAACGAGGAAGTTGATGTGGTGAACTTTACTGGTCAGTCTGACAAATTGGTTGAGATTCTGGGCATTAACGCCGGGATGTCACTCAATCGTCTGCAACGTGACGAGATGGAAGATAACGCGACCGCTATTCTTGCGAATGGCGTGGCTGGTGTTGTCAACATCATCACAAAGCTGGCTCGTAACGACATCAAGAATGCTGTCAACGTCCTGAACCGAAACACGGCCAGCAAGTTCTTGCCGATGACTGAAGGTTCGGATCGCGTCGGCACTTCACCAATGCGTGATTCGTATTGGGGCATTTGTCACGTTGACGTAGAGGAAGATATCAGAGACATGACCGGCTTTATCGCAGTTGAGTCTTACGCTTCCCAAACCGCTGTATCGCCCGGTGAATTCGGAGCGGTTGGTGGTGTGCGTTGGATTTCAACTGAGGAATCCTCGGTTGATGCAAATGCTGGTGCGGCAATCGGCGCGTCGGGTCTTCGCTCGACGGGTGGCGTCAATATCGATGTGTACAACTCTGTTGTATTCGGTAAAGACGCTGTTGGATCGCTTGGCTTTGGCAAGGAACACATCAAGGAGATTTACACCGCTGGTGACAAACTCCCGTCTGTGTTGCTTATCAATAAAGCCAGAGGTTCGGCTGGTGCGGCAGATCCGCTTAACGAACTCAGCACGATGGGTTGGAAAAGTTGGCACGGTGCCAAAATTCTCAACGGAAACTGGATTCGTAACATCAAGAGTGGTGCAACGGCTCTCTAAGGGCTAACGGGATAGCGGCCCTTCGGGGCCGCTTTTCCAACTGGGAGATTTTATGCGTGGAGCTTTTTCGTTTCGTACACCGGAGGTTGATTCTTTAGGTGGTCGGAGTCCTTTGGAAAAAATGCGTCGTCATGCCTTGTGGGAAATGGCGCGGGAAAAGGGATTACTCCCAGCGGAAGAATATCCGACTAAAGAGGAACTGATTCCTCTAATCGAATCTGCGCCAGAGCAAGAGCAGCTTATCTCGATAGAAAGAGCGAAGTCGATGAAGACTTTTGCCCTTCGTGCTTACGTTTCAAAGCGTGGTGTTCCCGTTGCTAATACATCCACCCGTGAATATTTATTGGGTGAATACGAGAAAATACTAGAGGCTGCGTAATTGGCTTATACCTTACTCGATGCGATCAACCTCTCATTAAAGAGGGTCAGAGTTATTCAGGGGGATGCGGGTGTTCTCACAAGCCTCACTGATTCCGCTCGTCAGGCTGATATCGACATCATGGTACAGGCGTGGAATGAGATTATTTCAGACCTGTATAACACTGCGCGGCAGCTTCCTTCAGACACAAGCGAGGGAACCATAACGCTTGTTGCGGGAACGCGAGAGTATGACAAGGCTGCTGATGTGGACATCGTTTCGTCAGGTACGTTTGTCGATCAGACCAATGGACAGTATCTCTATGCTTATCCAGGCGGTTATGAGGCGATGTTTGTTGAACAGACTCAACCCGCCAATTACACAGGTCTACCGATTTACTGGACGATCAATCCGACCAACGCGAAATTCCGCTTGGATCGATCACCAACAGCAACAGAGGCAGGGAAGATTTACACCTACCTTTATCGAAAACGTCTTTACATGGACACCGCAGCGGCAACCTTTCCATTTGCTGATTCTGTGGTGAATGATCTGATTCAAGGCGTGAAAGAAGTCTGGAACAGGGAGAGCAAGGAGAAATTCGATATGGCGGCGTACCAGACCAGTATCGCCAGGGCAGCAGTCGCTATCAGCCAAATCGAAGCCAGAGAGAAGTACTAATGCTCCAGGTTCCACCTCCCGAAGACGTTGGGATCATCCTCCAGTTTGGGGGTGGTCTTGCAACGGTTAAATCAGAAAACGAGATCAAAGACCGTGAGTGTGCCGATGGCGAGAACTATGTTCTTGAATTGGATAACTCACACTTTCGACCTCGGAAACCTTTTAAGAAATTAGGCACAGCGACCAACGGCGCGAACATCATGGGCTTTGCCCAACTGGTGACAAAGGCCGATACCATTTCCACACTCGTTCAGGCTGGTGATACCGTGTATGAGTGGGATGGTGGGACTACCTTCACATCAAAGGGTACGGTTAGTTCAGGGGCTAAATTGCGTGGTCCGTTAGAAGCTAACTGGACGATGGGCGATAAGGTCATCATCACTGACCTAACCAAGACAGAAGCGATAAAACAGTGGGACGGAACGACGCTTTCAGATGTGTCGTTCTCTGGAGTTTCAGGAACGGTAAAAGCCAAATACTGTTTCGTTGAAAATGAAAGAGCGTGGTTCGGTAACATGACCACAACTTCTGATACACCCCAAGTGGTTTGTGCATCTGGAGTCAGTGATTACACAACCATCACGACAGCGAATAAACCGTCTTCTGCGTTAAGCGAAGCTGATCCCTTTTATTTAGTCGCTCCTGATCTGCGCCCGATCAATGCGATGGTCCAAGCATTCGGGAAGGTGATCTTTTCAACCCAACGTGGTTCCTTGTTTAACTTCACCGGAACGACCTCAAAAGATTACGCAGTAACGGCTTATTACAACGGTTCAGCCGCATCAGGCGATGAAGCGGTGGTTCACGTTGGAAACGATGTGTATTTCGGTAGAGAAGGTGCGATTGAGTCTCTTGCCGGTATCACAAATATCCAAGAAGCAACCGTTGATGATCTGTCGCGGTTTATCGCAGATGAGGCGCAGACCATCGAGAAGTGGCGAATGGTCTATGACCGCAATATGCAGCGGATTTATTGCTTTCCTGATGCTGAAGACAAAATCTATGTTTTCCAAAAAGCACTTTACGACGATGTAGCAAAACATAGTGCTTACCCGATGACGGAGTTCTTATCTCCGTGGTCTGTTTGGAAAACAACCCACTCGGCAGGATTCCAGCCAACAACAGTGTGGAACATGCTCGATCCCGCCACAAAGACGATGGCGGTTTACTTCGGCGATACGTCGGGGAACATTTATAAGTTTGACTCCGACACCTACAACGGTGACGGGGCGACTGGTCCCGCTGATGCAACCGGCGTTGATGTTCGGACAACAAGGGTTTCTAAATCATTTAATGCGCCGCCTGGACGGATGTTTGACGTGTCGGGGTGGATAACTTACCGAAAACCGACTGAGGCGGTGGAGTTAAATCTTCGTTTTGAGCATGGGGGTGTTTCCCTGTTCGATCAGGAAATCAACATCTCTATTCCTCCCGCATCAGCAACACCCACGACTTATGGGGGATCTTTTTACTATGCCGGAACCAGTTATTACGGAACCAGTTTTGAAGGAAGACTCACCCGCCAAAACTACACGGCAGCGGGTCGCTCGTCGCAAGTCCAACTCCGAGTCACCTCAATCGGTAAGCAAGACTTCAGTCTCGCGGAAATCGGCCTCCAGTTCACGGCATAAAGCCCATCCGAAATTAAAACGACTTCTAAAGCGTGGCGGTTACTGGCGACTGCTTGAGGATCGTGATTGGCGTTGGCTGTATGCCGCTTATAAGAAGGGCGCGTTTAAGGAAACCCCTGAAGACTTGTCTCCCGATGAATTCATCTTTCACTCGCTTGAGTCGTTTGATGAAATTGATCGGGTTTATCTGGCAGTAGGTAAGACGAGAAAAGGTGAAATCCCGGTGGGTGTTTCCAGAGTGAATGAAAACGGTCACTTATTAGAGGTCCATGCCGAATGGTTTCCTTGGTCATCAGACAGAAACATCATGGAAGCGACTGCTCGTTTTCTTGAAGAACATCGAAAACAATTCAACATCATCATGCCAACACTAAAACAATATCAAGCCAATCTCGCGTATCACGGAAGGTTAGGTTTGGTTCGTTCTGTAGGAAAAATTGAAAGGTATTTTCCAGATGGAGAAACAGCTTATGTGTTCAAAACAACGAGGACTTAACTGATGCCTTGGGTTATTCCTGCAATGATGGTGGCTGGTACTGCTGCCGGTGCCTATTCAAGCAAGCGCGGAAAAGATTCGCTTCAAGCCGGGAAGAAAGACACAAAAAACTATATGCACCCTGGATTGATGCCTGAGTCGGGGAAGTCCATGACCTACAAGACTCCCGGCGGGAACTTCAGTTATTCCGGTGGGAACGTAAAAGCCGCAGCTTCTCCATTTCGCAAATTCATAAAGCAAGACTATGACCGTAGTGTTGGTCTTGCGCGAAGACAAAGAGCGTTAGGTGACACTGCCGCTGCTGGCATGAGCCAGGTTAGGCAAGCCAGAGAACGTGCCGCTCAAAATGCCATTACAAAGCAGAGAGGTAATTTGCAAGCGCAAATGCAGCAAAGGAACATGTCAGGCAGTGCGTTCGATCATGCGGGTCAAAACATGCTGGCGATGGATGAAGCGGACGCGATGGGTCAAGCGGGAGCGCAGTCCTTTCTGGATGAGTACGACATGAGCATGAAAAGCATTGCCCAAGAAGCGCAAATTGGTCAGCAAGCCACAGCGCAACTCGCAGAGGGCTTGAAATATGATCTTAGCTTGATGAGTACAGTATTCAAGGGAACAAGAGATGTTCAGGACTACATCGTCAACATGAACCAGATTTTGTCTGGTAACGCGACATCAATGGCGAAACTGCGAAGCGCAGAAGCGCAGGGTTACGGTGAGTTAGCTGGTACTGCGATGGGAATGTATGGGGGTGGCACCGGGAATGTTGGCGCTACTGCGTGGAAGAATCCCGACACCAATAGATATTGGAGATACGGTTAATGGCTGAATACGGAAGTTTCGGGTCAGGTCTAGCTGGTGGTTATTTAACCTCGTCCAAGCAAAGGCATGATCGAGAAGCGTTGCAAGCCGCAACTGATACGGAACAGGCCAAACTTCAGGTTGAGCGCTCAACGGCGATGATGGAGAAGACCTTAGAGGTTATGGGTGCGTACCGCACAGCGATTGCGAGGACTCAAGATCCCGCTGAAAAGCAACGGTTAGAGCAACAATATTCCGCAACCAAGCAAGCGGCTGAAGTCTTAAACAACCAACTCAGAGTTGGCACTAACGGTGGCATTGATTACTCCTCTGCTATTGCTGGTGCTAGTGAGCAAGCCCTGGCAGAACCGAGTCCAATTCTCCAAACTAAAGAGGGTATCACTACAGAAGCCCTCGCTCGCTCTGGTGGGGAAAATCTGCATACGTTCAAGAAGGGAAAGAAATACTTATCCAGCGGTAAAGATTTGATTGAGATTGATCTTGATGTTGATGATCCAACCCCAAAGGTAATACACACAGGGTCAGCAGATCAAACTAACGTAGAAAGACTCCAAAGTTATCGCGCAAAGTTAGTAGCGGCTAATCCAAGCGATCCGCAAATAGAGGCGGTTGACAACGCGATAAAGAAAGAAACCACGTTCAAACCAGCGGCGGGAGATGCGTTAGCGATACAGCAACTTCAAGATTACCGCGCCACATTACCGGAAGGCGACGAAAGAATACCAGCCGTTGACGCTGCGATAACGAAACTAACAACGCATAAGCCAACGGCACCTCCGAAGACATCACAGTATATTGCTGGCCCTACTACACCTAAAGACTTGCCTAGAGCGATCCAAAGAGATTCTAGTAATCCGGATCATATGGATTATGTTGAACGGAATGGATATATCAAAACGAGTACGGTTCAGCAAACAACTGCCGCCGTTGAAGGTGGTTATGAAACAAAGGCTAAGAGGGACGCAGCCAGAGAGCAAACTGATTTATTCAACCTTGGCGAAAAAATGCTAGATGATCTAATCGGTCATCTTCAAACTGATCCTAGTGCTGGTGGCTTAGAGGGGGCTTTCAGGCGCATTGCTCAGAAAGTTTCCCGTGGTTTGGGTTCGTTGAGTCCACGGGCAAATGTTCCTTTTGCTGATAACGTCAGGGAGTGGATCGACAGATCGGTACAGGATAATGAGTGGGATGCAACCGAGGCGATGGAACTACGCGATAAATATCTTGATGATCCAGACCTGTCAGAGATGGAAGTCCTTGAGAATTCTCTTGCGATGATTTATGCGCGTGTTCTGAATCCAAAAGACAGATTATTGAAGGATCAACTTGATATTGCGAGGGAGATGGTCAAGATTGTTGGATTCGCTCCAGGGAGTTGGGATGCAAAGGGCGCGATTGAGAGATTGAACAGAGTTCGTGGAGATTTAGTGAGTCGGCGGGATGCGATAGCGAAACGATTAGGCGAAACCACTGAAAAAACCACCACCACACCAACTGGCCCGACTACTCTGAACTTCGATAGCGAAGGGAACTTAATAGACTGATGGCCGAAAACAAGATAAAGGCTGTCATTCAAACAGAAGAAGGACCAAAAACACTCACCTTCCCGATGGGTACTGCACAGTCAGTCATTCAACGGACTGTAAAGCAATTTATTCAGCAAGATAAGCAACGGATTTCTGCAACCTCTGCCGCTAACCCGCAGGGGGATTTCCCCGTTCCTGATTACCGTAGCGGGTGGCAGAAAACAAAAGATGCAGCCACTCAAGTGGGCAAGGCGGCGTGGAGTCCTGAAACGATGGAAGGAATTGGTGCCACTGTGGGGGCTGGCACAGCAATGATTACCTCACCCGCAACGGGTCCAGTTGGCCCTATGGTTGGTGGTGTATTTGGTGCGGCAGCGGGTCGAAACATTTACGACCTCGTAGAAGGCACCCCACCAGGACAGACGGCTAAGAATGTCTTAAAGGCCGGGACAACCGATGCAATATTCTCGATGGGTGGTGCATCTGTAGGGCCATTACTGAGAGTCACCAAAAACGCAGTGTTGTCAAAGATGTTGGGTATTGGTTATGACAAAGCCACTGAGTGGCTTCTTCGCGCTGGTCGTCAAAAAATACCAACTGGACTTGTTGACATTAGTGATCGACCACTTACGCGAGGTTTTCGCACGGTGTTGGGTATCATCCCTATCCTGGGTGGTCCAATCAAAAAAGCGCAAAAAACAAGAGCGGCAGCATTACTAAATCGCATAAATGATGTATTGGATGATATCGCCCCTGTTGCAACTGCTAACAAGATGGGTCTGGATGTTGCCGAAGGCGCAAAGAACACGACGCTTGAGTTAAAGCGTTGGTACAAGTCTTTATACAACGAAGCAGACAGGTTAGCCGATGGTGCCGGTGAGATTGTTCCTACCGATGGGCTGAAGGGAATCCTAAAAGCCGCAAGAGATAAGCAGGGTCGTCCGAGTCTTGTAAAGCAGACTGAAGTTCCGCAGGGTCCAGGTCTGATTGATCCGAAGACCGGAAAAGAATTTCCAAGAGATCCGGTAATGCAGACCGAAAAGGTTGCAATGCAGGGTCCGCAATTGAATGAGTTGGATACATTTGTTGCCCAGTTCGATGACCTCCCAGAATACATCACCGTTAAACAGTTAAGAGCGATTCAGAAAGACCTCAATCGGTTGGGTGACTCTGCTAAGGGTTTTGATCGAACCCTGGTAGGTGATTCAAAACTTGCAACAGAAACAGCACTTACTGAACTCAACCTGACTGATGTTCCAGAAGAATTAGCGGAACAAATCGTCGCTAATTATCAGTTGGCTAACCGAATTTTGTTTGACAGCATAGAACTCCTCGGAAGTCCGGTAGGAAAGCAGTTATCCAAAGGGAGTCATGGCGACCTTGTAAAGCTGTTGAGGGGGTCAAAAAACAAGCCTGGGCCGCTTAACGATGATGAGTTGATGGACTTAGCTTTCAGATCGAGAAGTCCAGAAGCTATACGCCAATTACGTTCAATCGTTGGTGATGAGATTGTTCAGAAAAATGCAAGACGATTGATTGGTGATTCTATTGAAAATGCCACTCAGCGCAGTCCTGGGCTGTTGAGAAAAGAAGGAATTATTATTGATGCG